CAGCGTCTCGTTGAGCGCCAGACGATAGGACCCAGTTGGGAAGGTATACATCCGGAACATTGACTCATCGTCCTCGATCATGGCAGTGCACGCAGTACCATAAGCCCCAAGAGAGCCGTACATCATCGGCATAGTATTATAAAAGTTGCTCTTGGCCAGAGCGACCCGCATCTTTTCTTCAACGATGAATAGCCACTGCTTGATGTTGCCCGAGTCCCTGAGATCAGAGTTTTCAGTCATCAGGCGGAACCATGGCCGAGCCGGAGATGTCATGCCGGCGTGCATGCCAGACCTGAGAGTCCTGAGTGATTTAGTGGCCGTCGCGTTGATTATCTTCTGATTGGCCTTCTGCCCCTTGACGGTATCGACTGTCAGATAACGAGCGGTACGGGGAGAGAGGAAGTCGGTCAACTCACGATAATGAGGCAGGAAGGTATTAAGTTCGAGATCCATTGCGCCCATGCGTCTGTCAAGCGACTGTCTCAAGGTTTCATTGTCTATCATGGCCACCCTCTTTTTACTGCCGCTAAACTTCTAAAGTGTTTCCTCGCATATTCTGGCATTCCGTCAGGAAAAGTTTACTCATATCAAAAAATATCACGGTGCGTCTGGCCAATTACCCGCTACATTTACCCGAGGGATCGGACTCGGTTCTCATGCCCGTACCAGACGCACCGGACCCTTAATTCCCGAATAGTGTTTTCGCCTGCACCGGAGCCGTGCCAGTTGCCCCCATAGGACCGGAGAACATCGTAGAGCCACCAGCGGCCCTCCGTCGTGCTCTCTCTTTGTCACGGCCAGCAATCACCGCAGCGTCTTGTTCCTCGGGAGGCGGAGGAGCGGGAGGAGGCACATTCGGAGATCCACCGCCAAAACAGCCGAGCGGAATCATCAGTATCGTGAGCAGTAGTCTGTAAAACATGGTGCCTCCTCAGTGTGAATATGGGTCATAATCGACTGTGTGCTTGCCAGCCGCAGCGTTGGCCTGTTCGACAACTTGGAAAGGATCGTACTCAGATGCATGTCTTGCGGTTCCACTATGTCTGAACCCTCGGGGTGCAACGGGATATGCGAAAGATAAGGCCAGAGCATCACCACGATTCGGTGAAGGTATGCCCCTACGTTTCATATCGTCCTTTGACTCAAGGACAATAGTTCCGTCCAGTTTAACGTGGTATTCAGGCCCGATGAGATCATCAGCAAGCACTTGATCTGACTCCTCAAGACAGCCGCCCTCTGAGAGCCATTTCTTGACACCATTCCACATTTCACCGCGCTTGTTCAGCATGGCTGGGTCATTGGACTTTCCGCCGAAGTTGACCAACCGCCAGGCACGCCCCCATGATTGACCGACACTCATCACGCCTGTGCCGAATCCAAAATCGATAAACACCGCGTCGGCCTTGTGTTCATCTTCCAGATCCGCGAGTTTCTTAGCAAGAAACACATCATCCTCAACCTGGATTGCCGTCCAAAGCATCTTAAAGAAAAGCCCTTGTCTGAGCCCTATGCAATACTCATCCTCACCGCTCCATGCAGGATCAAGCGTGATAATCTTTGCCGCATGTTGTACGTCCTTTGCCGTGACTCTCCTCCTACGTGCTTCATCGACCAAATCAGAAGGGATGAACTGTTTGACGGAACTAGATGGGAACTGACCCAGGACACGAACCTTCACGAAATCGGAATCAATACCGTAATCAGCAATCCATTGCTTGATGAGTTCTTTATTGGTGATCTTCACCGTCCGGCTGTCTATCTGTCTGGTACTCCATCTGTGGCGCTGTTTACCGAAACAGTCCTTGAATGAGCCAGTATTCCGAGTTGGATTGCCAAAGCGGAACATCATCGGTTCACCGTCTGTCAAGCCACCCTCGGCCACTTCATGTATTTTTTCAGGAACGTTAGAGTCCTCATCAAAAATGTAGAACGGTGTCGAGTTGACGGCATGAAGTCCTGCGAAAGATTCTGAGTTTTCCTCTCGACATGTCTGGGCGTCACACCGCCATGACTCAGGATAGTCCTTGTGGACCATCTTCATTGACCCCTTGCCGTTAGTGACAATAAACCAGTGACCAGTTATACAGCGCTTCGTCCATGTCGCTACCTGCGCCCAGGTTTTTGTCTCAAGCTGTGGCCCTGTGTTGGCAGTGACCACACCTTTTGCAAATGGCCTTGTCGACATAATGAAATCTACCAACCAGGCAACCATGGCGCTTTTACCGATACCATGGCCGGAAGCAATAGCCTCTCGGATAGGTTCTACAGCATTCCGCCCGTCGAAGTTCCGCGCTTTGATCTTCTCGCCCAATTCATCAAGAAATAAACAGGCCCATTCATCAGGGCCATATTTGCAGCAATAGCGGGTTGCCCAAGGTTCAGCGAGTTCAACAATACCAAGAGCCGGATCAGTATCCCATTCATAGGCATACATGACAAATCCAAGAGGATCGTCATAAAACCGGCCCATGTCTTCAGCCAGTTGATCGTCAGTCAGTTTTGTTGGATCGCTTGCGTGCATTGATGATCCTTGTTGCAAGATCAATACTGCCTGAAATATCTATTTTATCTGTGAACATGCCCATATGGTTCCCTACCAACTTCGTGCACCCGAGCACATCAATAATCTTGTACTCCTCAAGCAGGCCATCTTTGTACTTCACGCCTACCACTGCCGCCGCCGCCTCGTCGCACAGTTCCCACGGCAGCTTTAGAATCATCCGTCCGGGCTCTTCAGGATGCTGCTTATAGAGTTTCCGGACATCGAATTCCTGTCCTCGCATCAGCTTCAGGAGTGTTTTATCTACAGATGCATCGAGCCTCTTTGCGCGCTTTTCCTTTTCCTTTTCAATAGCTTCCTGAATATAAGGAATAGAAAGGAGTTTATTACCTTCTACCCTTGCGACTGCATCACTCTTGCATCTATACCCTGCCGCCTTGTATGCCCTGGTAGCGCACATCTCAGGATCTGCTAACAGATGCTTGATGAATGCCAGCCTCAGCGGTGGAATTTCTCGCTTGCTCATAAAAGAAAAAGGGACTCAGAGGTTTGCGCCCCGAGTCCCTTCCCTTGATACAGTTTTATCGCACCGAGAAAGTCCATAGACTAAAACGGTACAGGAATTGATTAATTTGTCAATATAAAAACGTCATTGCGTTGACGGTTTAAAAGGTTAGAGCACTACATCCAATCAGCGCCCCTGACGCGGCTCGGTAACGAAACATCAGGTCCGGCATGCCGGGTTGTAAAGCGCTGGTTTGCCGTTGTCAATTGGCACGGTTACAGCCTTCGTTTCTTGCACTACCACGTCATTACTCATAATAAGTCCCCTCTCCGTTTTTAGTTATACACGAATAATAGTGTACGCTTCGGCATGTGTTTTGCATTTCTGTCTTTACTGCCAATTATCAGGTTATCACTGCCTGTGTGGCGGTATAATCATATGTTATGAATCTCACCAGAGATAGCCCTGACAATCAGGAGCATCCCCTTCGTTTGCCTTGCCGCTGACCCACCATTTCCAGAGGTCGTCAACGGTGTCCATCCGCTCAAGATTCCCTTGTTTGTTCACTCGGAGTCTTGGAACGCCTTTCCATGCGGCCCAATACGCCGCGAATCCCCGCTTCCATAGTTTTTCGTATTTCGGCCACCGTAAAAAATCCCGCCGTTGTTGTTCTTTCCCGCCCATCGGACAGCCGATACAGCCCAACCGTTTGAAACCTTCATCGTACAAACTGCAATATTTCATGCCGTTGTCGCGGATAAACTGCCATACGTCCTGCTCAGTCCAGTACAAAATGGGGCAGAGTATCAGCCCTGTGTTGCGGTTGTTCGTGATCTGCTTCCATAAACCTTTACGCCGTGGAGATTCTTCCGCCCTCACTCCGATTGCTTTGAACCTACCGCTTCCGCCCTGTTCCTTGTAAATCTCGCAGCACCATCGCGCTAATCTTGTTGGTGGCCCGTTGCTTTTCTTTGCCATGTAAAGCGGAAGCGGAGTTCCTACGCTGTGCCATTCCGTTTGTGGGTATTCCCGCTTAATAAACTGCACCAGTTCAGGCGGGTCTATGGTCACGTTGTTGTAATGCAACCGGTACTTTACCCCCGCCATTTCAAAGAGTTTTGCCATCACAATGCTGTCTTTCCCACCAGAGAAACAGACGTAAAAACCATCATCGGACAATTGCGCGGCCTGGTTCACCAGCGAACGAATCAGCATGATTGCACTTTCGATCTTTTCTGCCAGAGGGACGGCAATAGCCATCTGGTACATTCCCTCTTCATCAATGTTCCCGAACAAATCCTTCATGCCGTTATCCCTCTTCGTGTGCCGCCACCGATTTATAACCAGTGGCGGCACACGGTCTGCGCTACCGCTTGCCTGTGCGCTTTGTCGTTATAAATCTCTCCGTGTGTCAGACGAAACACACACCGCTGCTGCAATATTGCCCTGGGTCGAAAAGTGTTGGCTCCCGCGAAAAATCAACCTGAACCAGCGGATCTCGGGGCGGTTGCTCGGGATCTCGGCAATGGTCAACCCATGTATTTCAATATCACTGTTGATACGGAAATCATCACAGCTGGCGAGGCTGGCACCATCCAGTTTTTCCTGGCG